ATTTAATACTCAACTTGTTACTACGCATCACATAGTTTGTCAGATAATCAAACCCATCTAACAAGTCCATCATGCGTTCCCGTGAGTGTTTCAAAAAGAACTTCTTGATCCTTGGTAATCTTCTAGTACCTAATAACCAAGCACTTCCGATATTCGTACCGTTGATAGCAGCCACACCAAAAGAACAGTATAAGTTATTCATCTCATCCTTTACGCTGTAACACTTTGTACTACATGCGTAAGACATAATAACAGCGTCTCGTGGGTGGTGCATAAGTCCGAGTATCTCTAACATATCTTCCTCCCGCAGGTCTTCGTACAGATCAACAGCATCCATATCAGGTTGTGCTTCATCTATCCTAAGCTCCATATCTTCTACTGCGTGATATAACCATCGATTCAAACTCTGCCGCTAATAGCTTAACTGGTAAAGCAGAATCGCTCACAACTTCTATCTTTGCGTCGTTTGGTTGGCACTGAATAGGAAAGCGGAAGTGACCGTTCTGTGGGGTAAAAGCATTAAGTGTTAAGTTAGCACCGAGACTGTCAGGATTGAATGCGTAGCTATACTTATCTCTGTACTTCGGGGTTACTTCAACAGTGAAGTGTCCGGTATCTGCGTAGTTTATACTACCGTTACGAATCGTTTGGAATGTGTAATCAGATGCACTTCTTCCGCCACGCTCTGTTGGTTGCTTCAATGATTGATCGGAGAACCTGTACAACATATTGTACGACAGTCCTAATACGAAGTATGTGTCGTTATTGTAGAACTTACCAGAGGACCAAGCAACAGCTGATAACACCTCTGATGATGTACTCCACTTATCGCTTGTATCAGGAGTTTCTGAAGCTGTGGATGTATGTGTTGTATCGCACTTATAAATAGTACCATCGTATGTTACATAACTAGCTAATGGACCATTAACATCTACCGTGCTGGAATCTACAACAGTGAAAGCTCGTTCATTACCTAGCTTCGTGTAGATCGTAGCGTCTGTATTAATGCTTACATTGTACGGTATACCCGAAACACGAGTAACTTTAGTAGCTGGGTTATATAACGATACTACTATATCCTCATCAGCTCCATCCACTTTACTATCCAGATACAATGTATAATCTAAACCTTCGTCTGTCAGTCCGTCTTCAAGTGTAAGCTTCTCAAGGTGTAACCCATCGCCGTCCTTAGTAAACAGATGCAAGTTACTGTCGATAAAGTCAAACCCTCGTATCTCCCGACCAAAGGTAAACTTCATCCAAGCACTTTGTATCTTTTCTTTGTTCGACCAGAAGTACTTATACACAAACAACGTATTACGATCTCCGCTTGTACCAAGAACAATAGTATTTTCTGCTTGTGAACCAGCTATCTTCTCTACTTGTTTTGTTATGTACTTAGGAATCTGAGATGTGATCTCTTCGCTGTGGAATGTCTCTGTGTTGTTATCAACAAAGTATTCGTACATCCCTTCAAAGTCATTCCGTCTGAAAGTAAAGTATATATAATTACCTAGAGCTATTGGTTGTACACTGTCTGATATATCGTACTCAGTAACAGGAGATATAGCTACAGTCCGAGGTGATAACACATCTGCTCCACGTAATACAAACTGTGACTGCTCACTGAATAACATCAACTTCTCTTGAAACGGCAATGCGTATTGAAGGACAGCTACCTTTGTGTGACTTAATCCGACGTCTATCGGTGCACTGTCTAGTAGCTGTTGTGTGGTAGTACGGAAGAAGTTAAAGTATTCATCTGCTTCACTAAAGATAACATTACTATCTGTGAGGAAACCAAGACGGTTCTTAAAGAAGAATACATCGTTGATGGTGTTGTCAGTAAAAGAAGGGAACGGATTCGTAGCTTCGTCACCCGCCGATCTCGTCCCCCAACCTATCCCTCTAACGTTGTAGTTTTTATTAAAGTCCCAATCGTTAGCTATAGAAACCTCAGTTGTTTCAATCCAGTACTCCCTCCAATCAGCACCCACACCCGGTTCATTAGCTGTATCTGATACATGATCTTCTACTATTTTATATATAGTACTGTTACGTTTAACAAAGTTAGCCCGCTCATTAGGTGTTTGTAATACAAATGTACCGTCTGATTGCTTTATTAAAACAATAGGCATAGTGCTAGGTTCTATTAAATACGGAATACCTCTTGCATCTTCTCCTTTTATTAAACTAGGTTTCCACCCAACTGTTTCTACGTAAGCACCTGATCCAAAATCTTCACGACCTTTAGTTTGAAATCTTACGTAGTAATCATCTTGGTCTATATCTGCATCTCCTCTTACCTTTATCTTAAAGTTGTTATAACAATTCTTAGGTAAATCAGTAATACTATCTACCTCTTTATAAGCTAACCCTAACCCTTGACTCGCTAAACCGTCTTCAACACGAATGTTAAAATCTAAGTTAGAACTTAATTTAATAACAGAACCTTTACGTTCCACTGTGAAATCAGCAGTCCCAACAGTAACCGTTATATCCGGCATCGTTATGTCTGGGAAATTAGACGGTACGAAATCTCTATTGTAGATAGTTTTAATAAGTTTCTGAATACCGCTTGGGTGTCTGCCAAATAAAGTTCCAAGAGCAGCACCTGCACTATTTAGTTTTTCTATCTCGTACTTAATAATTTCTAATTCAAATACATCCCCAGCTTGAGCTGTTCGATAACCTCTACCTCTTCTATTTAAATTAAAACTACTTATCGATCCGCTTTCCATTACTAAGCTACCGCCAGCAGTTCGGTCACCGTATAACGTACCACCCGAATCGTACTGTAATATATTAAACTCGTATTTTATTTCCGTCGCGGCCTTAAAAGCACCAATCATTCCGTTCTGTTCAAGCGTAAGATCACGGAACCCTGAATCCTCAAACCCCTCTCCTTTATTAACGCTATCTAAAGTAAAACTAGCAATGGAGTCAGGCACTGAGGAGTCAGGAAGCCAGTCTTCTAAAATTTGTAGTAAGTCTCTTGCTATGTGTTCCGTATCGGCGTGTACTGCTTTACTACTTGGACCGCTTATATAAGTGGCATCTTGACTGTCGTTGGAGGTTACGTGTGCGGCGTCGTGCTCACTACCTTGTAATGTAGACCCTACCCCAACTAAACTGTCGTCTATATAAATACTGTACGCTTTCTCGTAGTCTCCTATTTTAGGGTAGATTAAAGCTTCGTATCTAGGATTATCAGGGTCCTCTAAGTTCCTGAAGTCTTCAGTCTTATTAATACGATTACGTCTTACTGTCTTCTTGTTATTAACAAGGAATGTATAGTCAGCTACCGTCAATGCTCGTAAGTCGGCTAACGGATTACTGATACCACTAAGATAACTAGTAGCTATAGAAGTTACAGATACCGATACATTATTACCCGTCTCAAGATCAATAACACCTACTTGTCCAATCGATACGCTGTTACCCAACGATACCGTTACACAGTACTTATTCGTTTCATCTCTCTTTACGAAGTGTGTGAATAAGCCTACACCGGGATCACTATCTCCGATCTTCTTAGTGTATGTAGTAGGTGGTCTTTTAACTAACCCCTCAACAACAGTAGCCCAAGCGTTTATTTGTTCGTCACACTGACCGGGATACCTGAGATTGTCAGGCTGTTGTGATACGCCCTGTGCGAGATTCGGTACACTGTTTACTAACAGAGGCATCTCTTATCTGTCTAATACTCTAAGTACGCTGTAGTGGTCAAAGATAGTTCTGTCTGCATTTTCAGAGTCACTATCAATCGCCCGTGCTTTCGCTTCGATCTCATCCCGCAAAGCAAACCCTTCGATCTCCCTGCTTCCTAAGAATCGATTAGCAAAGATACGAGCAGCTTTAACTGTTATGTAGTGACGGAACTGCTCAGGCATATCTGTAAATGCTAACTCAAAAGTAATGGAGGCTTTAACCTCCTTAGTCCATACATCCGTGTGATTCTTTCTGTCGTATAACAAAAGTCCACGCTGTACTGGATCGCTGTCTGTATAAATTTCTGGGTCTAAGTCTACTCGAAGCGTATTGCTTGGTAAGTTAATCTTAGACGTGGAAGCATCAGGAGTAAGTACGTACTCGTGCTCCGTATTAAAGTGCCAACCCTCTGACTGTATAGCTTTACTGGTTTCGTCGAGGACTGCTTCTGCTTGAACGACTGATACAGGAACGGCTGTACCTCCGAGAGTATTAACCGGGGCTTCCCCGATAACACTGATCATTGTATTTACTGCATTTAGTTTAGTCGTCAGAGCCATGATAAGTATAGATAAAATAATCAGTGGAGGGGAGCGGAACGAATCACAGACCTCCCCAACACCGAGAGAAGAGCGTTACGCTACTAGTTCGATAGCACACTCAGGACGGAGAACTCCGTGACCCATAGCATACTTAGCGACAAACAACGTACCTTGACGCTCGATCTGATACTCCGATTCGGTAGCAAGATCAAGCAACTTAACGGTTCCAACTGCAGCAGAGTGGGAGATAATCCCGAAGCTGTTACGGAAGTCACCATTGTATCCAACACCGTTCCCACCGAATACATCATTGGAGGAATCTCCGTCTCCGGTTGAAGTGGAGCTGAGGTCAGTTGATGGGATGTGGTTGGATTTGTAGATGCTGATACCAGCGATCTGAGGAACAGTACCTTGAGCGATGCTTCCTTGACCTCCGATGTCCGAGTTAACGGCAGACAGAAGGTTGAAGCTGTTGGAGCTGTCAGCACCAGTTACTAACTTGTAGTACTCTTGTGGGCGAAGAACGCAGAAACGACCGTCCGAAGGAACGTCATTCTCGTCGAGCTTTTGAGCAGCGGTGAAGAAAGCAGCAACTAAATCAGCACCAGTGAAAGAAGCTGGAGTACCAGCAACGCCGGGAGCTGAGAAGTCGTTGTTAGGGATGTCGAGCTGTCCACCTGCTTTTCCTACTTGAGACAAGTTAGCGGATTGACGAGCAGCTGCCATGAACACTTTAGCAAGAGCAGTGTCGAAACGGACGGCAAGAGCTTTACCCAACTCGTTAGCGTAAACGCTGCGGATGTCGTAGTGGTTCTTTACGTCGTCGATGTTAGCTAAGAAAGTGGAAGCAATAAGCATCTTATCGATGTTAATGATCTTCTCAGTTTTCTTGATGTCGCTGAGGTAGCTGTTTCCACCGTCGGCAATGTTTTCACCGGGAGTGTGGTAAGCAGCAGAAGCGATACCAGTTACTGGGAACTGAGCAGATTTACCGCTTTCGATTGTTCTGATGGTGTGTAGTGCTTTGAAGACATTAGACTCTTCGAAGGTTTGCAGGATTTCTCCGCTGAACTTCTTGAGAAACAACGCATCGTTATCGGATCCGCCTTCAATAAGACCTACACGACTGGGGGAAGTATTTCCGTTTGCCATAATATATGATCTCCTATGTTAATTAATTGTGAATATGTGTTTGATTACCAGTGACTTTCACACCTTTCGTCTTCACAGGATTGTCCGCCGCAGCGGGTCGAGGGACTAGTTGTTGCTAGTTGTCGATTAAATTTATCTATTAGTAAAGAGGAAAAGTTCTTGACTGTCAACCTCTTCGACCGCTTGGACCAAAGTAGAAACCAAGGATACAAGGCAATATTACCGTGCATCCCATAAGGCTGATGTGTCCAGAAGAAATAGTGAGTGGCTCTTGATTCGCTTGCCAACTGATGAGTCCGAAGAATATTTCGTTGATGCCTTCTCCGTCTGCGTTGGTGAGTGTGACGATTTCTGCTGAGGGGAAGAGGGTGCAGAGGATGATACAAGTGCAGAGCGTAGACACCCCGATAACAGCAAGAATACGACGAGTAAAAGAAACAAACTCCCCAGTACCGCTTTTAGCGAGTTCAGCTTGTAGTCTAAGGAAATTATCAGACGCACGAGCTTCTCTCGCCATTTCAAGATCATGCTTGTTCTGACGGGCTTCGAAGATATAACCAAACACGCCTTTAAGAATCGCACCCATAGCAGTGCTACCACCGCCCGTGATAAATAACATAAGTAATTCACCCATCTCATTGTCCTTTCATTAAATGATTTTCCAATTTGTCACGCAATCTGTCTAATTCTTTTTCAAGATACTTGATTCTTTCGAACTGTTGAAAGTCAGATGTTATAGGTGAGTCTTGCATTTCCAACAGATGATCGAGGTCTACTTTAGATTGTTCTGCAAACTTCTCGATGTGCATCATCCGTGCTGACAAGTCTCCTAATAACGTACCCTCATGCTGTACACGGTCTAAGCTACTATCCAGTACCATCAACTTATTCCACACTACAGAGTATCCCCAAACACAAGTTCCGACTATAGCTATCACTTTAGCCATGAACGCAAGGTTTGCTTTTACCTGTACGTTATCTCCTATCTCTGTTGCCATGTTCTTAAACATAACGAAAAACCCCTAGTGTCAGCAAACCAATAAACCA